TTTCTTCCTCTTTGGGTTCTTCCTTAACTTCTTCCTTAACTTCTGGGGGAGTATCTGTAGCGATTTGCTCAAAAGACTTATCAGCTATATCTTTTTTATAATCAATGGGTTCTGGGGTAACCTCTTCTTCTGTAGTAACTACTGTCTTCTTTTTAGCCATACTTGAATTTAAGTGAATTTATTTCTTCCAAGGGAAAGTCTTTTTATCTTCCTTCTCGTCTTTTCCCTTATCTTCTTTAATATCTAATTCTTTTTTAGAACCACCTTTTTTAACCTTGAATGATAGTTTGCCTGTCTTTTTATCTTTTAAGCATTTCATCTATATGTATTATACCACGCCACATCAAATACTTCTAGGGCTTGCAGCTGGCATACCTGTTGGTGGTGCAATAGGAACTGCTGCTGTATTACCTGGAACTGGCTGTTGTGGCCCACCCATTGGCATAGGTTGTGCTCCCGGCACTGGCGGCACACCTGGTTGACCAGGAGGTGAAGCGGGGACAGCTGGTTGTGCCGCTAATGCTTGAGCCTGTTGGTCTGTGTTTAAGAGATTCATTACATATTTAACCATATAAGAGTTCTTATCTAGCATAAAGGTCATAAACATTTCAGCTCGCTCAGCGTAGTCATCGTAACCCATATCTCTGTAATAGTTAATTGGGTCAATGGCTTGGTTCTGCCACGCTTGTTGTGCTTCATTATGAGCTTTGAGTTTATCCGTACCTGAAGCCCTAATCATAACTATAAAGCCTTGGTCAACCATATTACTCTTTAATTGAATAAAGGCATCCTTCCCTCTTGAACCGAGTATATACGCCATCTTTGGTTCTGAATATCTTAACTTAATAAATTGTAGTGACCATTGAGCCATCCACTCACTAGCTGGGTTGATAGTATTTTCTACAAGGTCGTCTAAGACTGTAAAGTTATTCTCTCGACCGATTTGATTAGTAGTAGCTACATCGCTTTGTAATTGTCCACCGACTGAAGACACACCCGATAGGTCTTTCATTCTCTTTAAGATACGGTCTAAGTTCTCAAATGCCTGTGGTTGTGGTTGAACAGGGGGGATGTAGTTGTGAACTGCGGCTACATTACCATCAACTAAAATATCCTGTGTAGGATTCTCCATATCCATTCTTTCAATATCTTTAGCCTGTAAGCCTGATTCTTTACTGAAGACGTGCTTACCTTTATTCGCTAGGGCTTCTTCTAAGTCTTTGCCATTCTTGTCTAAGTTCTGTTGATTCCTTAAATTCTGCTCCACCCTAGAGGTTTCATCATAAGCTATCTTTCCCCACTGGTCATAGGTCATCATGTAATAAGGAACTCTAGGCATATCAAAGTAATTTCGATAGACTTGTTCTTTCTTAGAATTGGGGATGGGCATATTCAAAGCTGAGGAGACATACAATTCTTCCATACTGGCGTCTCTCTTCGTTGATTCATCCGATGGGTCTTCGTAGACCTTTAACTCTTCTTCGCCTACATAATCATAATTAGGGTTCTTAATCTTCTTTAAGATAACATCTCCAAACTTCCAAATAACCCCTCTGATTATCTTCCACTTCACTCCCGGCTCATTCACCATCTTGTCTGCTGAGTCAACAACTTCTGCGTCAGAGTCTCTTTCGTACCACTTAAACCACACTTGTCTAATCTGAACTGGAGTGGCGAGATCTGACTCGGTGAAGTCGTCTTTACCATCTAATTGCTTGGCAAATACTCCGTCTTTCTTTAACTCATCAAAAAACTCTTTCTTCTTGTTAGGGAACTGCATCACTACCATTTGAACTGTCGTAGGACACAGCTCAGAGAATATTTCCATCTCATCTGGGTTAGGTGTTGCACAGGTGTGGTCTATATCAATATAGTCGTAGTGGACTGGTCTAAACTCAAAGTCTCCAAACTTACCTAATTCTGGATTCCACTCTGCTTTAATAAACCCAGCAAAGCCTACTGGAACGTGCTTAAACGCTATACCAAGTGCGATACGATTCTTTCGGTTCTTAACCTGTGTATCAATAGCTTTAGTTAAACTCTCGGCTGTCTTACGGGCTTCTGGTGAGTCGTTATTGGGTGCGATGATAAGGTCGGGCATATTCTGTAAAGCAATAGGTTTAATCGTAGACTCTATCTCATAGAGAGCGTTATCTAGGTATCGTGATTCGTAGACTTTAAGCTCGTTGCGCTCTTCCTTAGAGTTAATCTGCCTACCTAAGACATACATTTCATTCTTCTTGCGTCTATCATAGAGGTTATACTTCGGTCCTCTGAAGAACTTTCTACCATCTCTGATTCTTTTATCAATAATCTTAACTAACTTTTCATCTTTAATATTCAACGCAAGGGGGTCTGTGGGTTCGCCAGTTATCTCATGTGGCTTAATCACACTCTCGTAGGGGTCGGGGACTATTAAATTGTTTTGATCTTTTAAATCCATAATAAGTATAACAAGAGGTGAGAATACCCGACTAATGTATTATACCACGTTTAGATTATGGAGTTAAAGCTGTAGTTCCTTTTGCAATTCGTACAACGCTTTATAAGGGGTAGTTTAATTGGTGCATGACCGGGAGTGATACTTATAATCTTACCCATATATTGGAGTAAAGGTTGGGGATTTCTACAATAAGGACAGAAGAAAGCATTTAAGTTATTAGGATTATCGTCATCATCAGAAATAATTACATCTATTAGGGGAACTGAGATTTGTTGACCTTGGATAAGAACTAAAATAGTTGCACCCTCAGTCTTTCTGGAACATGTATTCCGTCTGAATAATTACAACTTGGGCAAAGACTATGCCAATCAGATAAGTCTCTCTTGTATTCTCCTGAGATATTAGACCAATGATAACGGGAAGCAATATGTGAAGGATTATTCGTGCAATAGTTTGCTTTACCCAACTTTGATTGAACCCATGTGTGAATTGTTCTATATCTCGCTTTATCCCCTTTCCAATTCGGATGTTCTTCACCATGCATATGTAGGGTTCTTTGAATAATTTGGTCTGAAGATTGTTTTCTACCAAGATTAATTTTATGTCCTTTATAAAAAGCTCCAACGCTCAAGTTCGCACATCGCCTACTACAATATTTGCCACGTCCTGCTTTCAATCTGCTGGGGTAAGTCTTAATTTCTTTTCCACAATCACATGAGGTTAGAATCATATTTATATTATATCACGCCCACCAACCTTTTTTCACTTCCTTAGCGTCTTCAAACGCTCCAATCTTGATACTTATCTCTTTACCTGTTCGTTGGTTAATCATAGCTGTGTGGGGTCGCTTAGTGCCCTTGGTGTGTAGTATCTCGCCTACTTTGCCATCTGACCTATTCCAACAGTAATACTCAAATGCTCTCATACCATGGGAGAACTCATCATGTATTGGGTCTTCATTGTCTTGATTGATTAAAGTAACTGACTTCTTAGGATATTTATAGTTAAGTAAACACTCTACAAATCTAGCAGTATTAGGGTTGGCATTGCTAACATATAGTTTAGGGATAAACCGATGTGCGTTTCTAACCTGAGATTCAATATCGGGTATAGGCATAGTTCGTATGTGATGGCCTAGCCTACGGGCTTCACTTATAACTGACTTATTAGTTACTAGATTCCTAGCTCTACCTGATATATCGCCTGTTTCTAGTTCTAGCTTAGGATATCTTTCATCAATCCAATCAGTAAAGTGTTTTAAATCAGCGTTAGCCGCCTCGTAGTAATCTATGACTCTTAGCTCATCATGGAATGGTTGGATGATAGGAATAGCTGTCGGGTCGTTGACTCCAAAGTCCCAAGTAGCATGGACTGGTAGATTCTCATCATACTTAAACCATCTATATTGTTTGTCCATATCCCACTCAGCATAAACTGTACCCTCTGGTTTCTCATACTCTGCTAGTATCTCTTGCCTATAAGTTCCCATGCCCATTTCCTTATATTCTGCCTCTAAACTAACCAACTCTTCGGGTGCTAGGTCAGGATTATCAAAAGAAGTGTAATGGAATGGTGTGAATATCTTACCCTGTTCTAACTTCCATAAATTGTGGAAGCCTTTAGGTGTGCCGCCGATTATAGCCGGAGCCGTCTGTGAAATAAGATTAGGTCTGATAATCTCCTGCCAAATATCTTCCTGCCAATCGTCATACTCATCACAAGCCACAGCACCCCAGTTTGAAATACCCCGCATCGCTTCTTTATTCTCAACTCCATATAACTGAACTTTACCTCTAGGCATTTCTACTGATAACTCACTCTCATTTGTTTTAAAAGGAATACCAGCCCTCTTTAACTCAGTAGTCATTCTGACGATATGGTCATCCCATGTTATATTCTTTGCTTGAATACGATTAGGAGCAATAAAGGCAACTGTAAGCCCTGTTTCCATAGCTCTTTCGAATAACCAACTAATCATTAACGAAGTCTTACGCCACTTACGACCGCATCGCATCATTACAAAACGTTTTCCGTTATCTAGTGCATCTAAAACTATTTGTTGAGTAGCGTGGGGATTTGATGGTGCAAAGCTATTAAATAATACATTTTTCATTCAACTGCGTGTCTAACTATTGTAACATTCATATTTAGATCGCCTTCAACATTTAATCCATCTTTGAGTTTTCCTTTAATCCTATATGCTAACTCTATGGCTTTAAGTCTTGCTTGATTATCTGGCACATCTATAAAATCATCAGTCTCAGCACTAGCGTCTTTACCGTTTCTTGCACTAATTACTTTAGTTGCATGTAGTTGTTCTTTGTGAACCGCAAGTGTCTCATCATCATCTAAGTATGTATTCATTAACTCCTGAAAGCCTTTACTTTCTGTTATTTGTGATGGGGCTACTGCGGTATTTTCTGAATAGCCTACTTTAATCATTGCGTCCTTCATCGTAGAGCTAGGATTTTCTATGATTTCCTTAGCTAATGCTTTCTGCTTTAATGTCATATATTTTCACGTGAAAAGTATCTCCCCTATCGTATTTTGTGCGGTGGGGGAGCTATGGTGTTACTCTAGTTAATGGTTCAACCTTTATATTTCCCTCTCCGTCAAATAACTTAGACATTTCTTCCTTTTCTTCTTCTACTTGGGGGTGTTGGATGTCGTAGATTCGTTTAGCGTCTGGGCGTTGGATAACTCCACTCGGTTGTTTAAAATGTGGAAGCACTCGATGCTCCACTTCTTTCTTAATCTCTTGATAAGTGTCTTTATTGACTACACCACGACCTAGAAAATATCCTAATAATAATGAAACGATTGTAATAATAAAAGTTGTAATCATTTATATCTTTTTTCAAATAGACTAGCCATTCTCTGTATTGCCATACGCTTAGTAACAAATTTAGTAATCCAACCCTTTGTCTTATAAAACTCCTTTTGTTTTTCTGTCATTTCCATTGATGGTTCTTTCATTTATAATATTCCAATTCTCCCCAGACATTCTTAGCATTCTTAACTTCTTCTGGTGTGACATTGATATACTTTGTACCATAAAGATCTACATACTCTTTACTTAGTACACCGTTTCTGAAAGGTTGAATAGTCTGCGCCTTAAACTCTTTCCTCTCATCTTTTATATGTTGAGGAATTACCTCATAAGTTCTCTCGCTTAGCTTAGATTCCTTTTTCCTGCAATCCTCGCAAGCGATAAGTCCGTATTGAGGGACTATTTTACCTTTATTATTTTTGCACGCTGGGCACATTAGGTTTGTCATTTGGCGGAGTTATTATAACATTTACGGTCAAGAACTGTATTGCTACGCTGACTGCATTACGAAGTGCTGATTTGACTACTTTAGCTGGATCTATAATACCTTTTTCAAACATATCAACTTTTTCTCCCGTAGTAACATCTATTCCCATATTTTTATTTTTAACATATTCACTATTATCATAAGCTAACATATATTTAAACATTCCTATATCTAAACCTGAATTAGTAAGGAGTTGTTCAAATGGTTTTTGAATAGCCTTTTTAAGTATTCTATTGGCATCGGTATCGCCTGTTGGAGTTGTTAAATCTAAAGCATTTTGAATTTGAAAGTATGCTCTCTCTCCACCAATAACTATTCCATCCTCTAAAGCTGCTTTTGTAGCTGCTACTGCGTCAATAGCTCGCTCTTCTCTCTCTTGCATCTCAACCTCAGTAGCTCCGCCTATTTTAATTACTGCAACTCCACTTGTTAATTTGGCTAGTCTCTCTTTTAGCTTCGCTGAATCAAAATCACTTGGTGTGTCTTTAACTAAAGCTCTAATACTTTTAATCCTAGTATCAACCGCTTCTTTATCTCCTTTTCCTTCTACTATCAAAGTTGAGTTGTGACTTGAGATTATCTTTTCGCATTCTCCTAAGTCACTAAACTTAATATCTTCAATCCTTGCGCCTTCGGTTAAAGCGATATAAGTAGCTCCAGTTAAGATCGATAGGTCTTGTAAGAAGTCCTTTTGGAAGTTAGCTGCATAAGGAGCATTTATACACAGCGAAAGGAACGGTGATTCAGGATTAGATTTGTTAGCAATTAAGAATGCTTTTAGTTCATTATCGATCTCTGGTGCAATAATAACTAAAGGTAATTGTTTCTTTTTAACTTCTGCGAAGATAGGAGTTAAAGTCTGATAAGTAGGGCATCTATCCATGATTAAGATCTTAGGATTCATGTAGATAGACTCCATTTGTTCGGGGTGGGTAACGAATCCTTTACTTGCGTAGCCTGATTCAAACCTCATTCCTTTTTGATAATCAACATAAGTTTCGCTGGCTGTGCTCTGCTCAACTGTTACTATTCCGTCAATTCCCATCTCATCGATAGTTTCAGCTACTAATTTACCCAGCTTAGGATCTTTACAAGAAATGGTGGCGATTTGAATTGACTGTTCTAAACCTTTGATCGGAGTTTTGATTTTATCCACTTCTTTGACTAACAGTTCTACTCCTTCTTCTAGTCCTACTCTCAAAGCCATTGGATGTACGCCTGTTTGGATTAGTTTAAGTGATTCATGGATAATAGCGTGGGCTAAGATTATTGTAGCTGTAGTGGAATCTCCAGCTTCATCGGCTGTCTTTCTTGCCGCCTCTGCTACAGTATTAGCTCCGAAGTTTTGTACTTTGTCTTCTAAGATAATACGTTTAGCAATCTCTACACCGTCATCTATCACTCTTCGTCTAAAACCCTCGTCTAGGGCCGCTGTGTAAGCTCTAGGGCCCAAGCTAGGCGCTACTGCATTAAACAGAATATCTAATCCTTC